GGTGTAGTTGTATTAAGTACAATCATACTAGTATAACGAATTTAAAACCTTTATTTGTAAAAATACAAAAAGCACCCATATAGAGTGCTTCTTTTTAGATTAATTAGAATGATTTTCTAATTAGGAGTGATTTGTTGAGATGCTCCAGTTACTACTCCTGCATCCACAAAGTATGGTGCAGTTTCTTCTAATCCCTCCATCACTAAAGTAAATCCTGAAAGATCTCCTGCTGCTGCTCCTGTGACTATTGTGCCACCTGTTACTTCCATTCCATTTTCATACCCACAAAGGAATTGATTTCCATAATAATCCTCAACTACAATTACAGGTCTAGCTACTGCTATAAGCTGTAATTCATTTTTAGTTAAATTATCTAAATATGTTAATGTCATATTTAAAGTTTGTGTGAAAAAAGTTGTTCCATTATCTCTGGAACTTGTTATTGTTGTTTCTAATGAAGAATTTCCTTTTAAATCAAACTGGAACCAATTTACTGTGCCTGTAAAGGCATCTATTGTCTGGTCAGCATTAATAGTAGCTGCGACAGGAAAATCTGCCATATATACTGTCTTAATCCCACCAAATGCTGATTTGCAAGGTACTTTTCTTCCTGTAGTTAATGCACATGCCATAGTTATATATTTTTATTTAAAAAAAAGGGTAAGTAAGTATAATCCCACTTACCCTATTTTCTTGGTTAATTTAATTTTTAAGAATAGTAAACAAGATCCTCAGAAATTCCATACTGAACTCCTGCTGTAAATCTCATTACAAATCTTACATTTTGACTTCCATCAATGTCTTGCATATCAATTACTTTAACTTCATTCATGTTGTTAAGTAATCCTGTTCCAAAATATAAGTTGCTTCTTTGAGCAGCAAACATTTTGTTGTCAGACATGCCTGGACATACAAAGATTTTTACACCATTCACAGTTAGTGACCCATTGTTCCACCATTGTGTTCCCTGTGCATTCACACCATTTGCTCCTAAACCATTTGCAGCAAACCCACCAAGAGCTTCTACATAAAATTTAGCTACTGAGCTAGGAATGTAAATAAATAAATCTTCTTTTCCATATAATGCACTTGGAACAGCTTGAACAACTCTTGAAAGCTCTGCAATAACATTACCTGCATTGATTCCACCACCTACAGCAGCTAAATCTTGACCTGCAGGAATACTTCCATCAGCAGTCATTAGAGTTTCATAACCATCATACTCACCTGCATTTGCTGCAACTCCTGTGAAGATAGTTTGTTCTGTTTTTTGTGCAACTTGATTTGCTACATGAGCAATCATAAAGTCACTAAATTTAGGAGGTAAAGTTTGACCCATACCATAACCCATTGACTGAGCTTCCCAATCATTAATAAAATCTTTCTTACATAATTGAAGATTGACTTGCAGCTCACTTGGCTGAATTATCCTTTCTGTCAGAGTTACTGAAGAATTTGGATTAAAGTCACATGAAGCATCAGATACTACTGCACCTGTGTCCAATCTTTTAATTACTTCTTTGTAAGCAATATTTGGTTTTACAGTAAGACCTCCATCATCTATTGTGGAAGCACTTAATAAAGCTGCAGCAATATACTCACCTGCAAATTCACCTGCATAAGTAGTTGTGATATTTGTTGCAGTTGCTAATTCAATTTTTCTATTATTCATTTTTCTAATTTTTAATTTTTATTAATTTATGCTTCAAATGCCCATATTCCCTGAGAGCCACAAATTGACCATTCAGTTGATGATACTGCACATAGTTCAACCCAATCTCCTTTTTTAGAAGTTCCTGCTGTATTTACAATGTGTTTCCCATTTGCTCCTGCTCCATTACTTGCTGCTGAAACAACTGAATCAGCTAAAGTAAAAGATCCTATAATTTTGTTATTTGCATGAGGATCTAGAGTAAGTCCATGAGTTCCTCCTGTTCCTAAGTTTCTAAATCTGTAAGACATTCCTACATAGTTAGAATTTAATTCAGGTAAAGTGTGAGTATGTGACCCACCACTTGAATTTTGGTCTGATCCTGCATCTGATACTGAAATGGCTTTATTGCCTACTAAAGAATCTTGTACAGGTCTGTTTCTGTTTACATCATTTGATGAATATTTGTATGTACTCATAATTATTAATTTATTTTATTATTTAATTTATTTAAAACTCTATCTAAGGTTGTTTTATATTGTCCTTTAGCAAAAACTCTTTGCTTAATTTCTCCAAATGATGCTTCAGGACTGTGTTTTATTGGTTGAACTGCAGCTTCAGAAAGTTCTTCTTTTGAAAATTCTTCTTTTATAGTTCTTGATTTAGGTTGTCTTGAAGATTCCATTTCAACTTCTTCTTCTTCATCTTCCATTTTAGATTCTTTGTCTCTTTTTAAATCAGAGATTGCATCCTCTAAATTTTTAATTCTAATTTCCATTCCTTTCCAATCAGCTACATCTGCTTCTTCTTCCATATCTTCTTCTTTCTTTTCTTCTAAATCTTCAGTTTCTTCTTTCTTATAGCCATCTTCATCCTTTTCTTTTCCTGCATCTTCTTTAGCAGGAACTCCATCAGATGGGTCTCTCATGTCATCAATAATTCCCTCTTCTTTTACAACAAGTAATTTGCCATCCTCTAAGATATACTCACCTACAGGCATTGCAACTTTCTCATCATCAGTTTTGATAAAAATTTCTTTTCCTTTTTCAAAAGAATCAGCTTCTATTATAGTGCCATTCTCTAACTTTTGTTCTTCAAGTTTAACTTCAAGATTTAAAAGTGTTTTTATTTGATTTATCATTTCTTGATTTTTCATAATATATAGTATAACGAGTTTAAATTTTAATTTTGTATTTTTAAGTTATTTTGGTAACAACACCAATGCCCTGATTCATAATGTCTTGATTACAACACTCTCTAGAATAGGTTAATTTATTTTTACATAAACATGCTCTTGTAGATCCTCTTGGACTACTTCTTGCAGGAATGTAATTTGTGATTCTTCTATTCATTAGGCATATAAATCTCTAATTGCTTCTTCTACTAAACCTGCATCAAGCTCAACATCACCCCATAAACTGTCTAATTCTTTGTAACCACCAATATTATTAGGATCTACTCCTAAATCTTTTGCAGCTTTTTCAGCTTTTTCAGCAAGTTTAAATCCTTTATTTACAAGTTTCATTCCAGAAACTCTTTGTTTTTCTAAAACCTTTTCAAGTTTGCCACCCTCTTTATAGATTCCATCCATTCTTTTTCTAAATTCTAATCCTGCTTTTTCTGCTTTTTTTAATTGATCTCTTTTAGCTTTTAAATCACTTATTAATCCTTTAATGTCATCAGCTAATGCCAATTCAACTTTTCTTAGTTCAGCTTTTAAAAGTGTTTGATCTTTTGGAAGTTTATTGTAAATTTTTTCTAAGTTATTATTTTTCATTTTTCTATTTTTTATTTTAAAACTTCAGTTAGTGTTTTTCTTTGTTGTTCAAAAGCATTAATAGAACTCTGTAATTTTTTAACTTGTGGCACATCTATTCCTAATTCTTTTGTTTGTGCTTCTACATCTGACAAAATTCTTTGAGCTACTTTATTAACTGAATCTAATCTGTTTAATTCCCTAACTCCTTTTGCAATAGCTTCTCTTGCATCAGTAGCAAATTGCATTAATTCTTCTCTCCCTTTGTCTAATTCATATTCATATTCCTCTAATTCAGTTATTTTAGCTAATTCTACTTTTTCTAATTCAACTTTTTCTTTAGGAAGTTTAGTTAAAATCTTTCCAAATTTTTCTGGTGACATCATGATTGTAATATTTTTTTAATTTGATTAATTAATTTTTCATCTTTAGATAATCCAACAGAATCTTTTGGTCTTTCCATTTTGTCAGCAAAATAACCCTCTATTGAGAATCCTTTTACTTTTCCTGTTTTTACATATTCATTCCAAACCTCATCATTGTTTACCTTTACAGATCCCATCCAAGTACCTACAGGAACATTCATTCCATATTTTCTTGATTTATCCATTTTGGTATCTTCAACAATCCATGATTCAACTAATGTTAAACCACTTAAAGAATGTTGATGTTCTAAAGTTGAGTTGTTTTGATTACCATTTTTTAAATAAAGTTGTGATGCTTTTTCTACAGTATCTTTTGAAAAATAAATGTAGTAATCATCTTGGTCATCTGAATTTCTAAAAATAGGTTTGTTAGGAATTAACAAAGCACCCATTAATATCTTTTTATCTTTGTTTACTTCAGCTAATTTTATCTCATCAGCTTTTAAAGCAACAAAATCTGCTTCTATAGCAGGTGATTCAACAATAGAAATTGCTTCAATACCTGCCATCTCTTGATCTTCATCAAGCACTAATTCTACTATTCTCATAATATTATAACGAGTTTAAATTAATTTTTTGTATTTATAATGTAGCACCATCAATAATGTTCCTGTCTAAGCTCTGAGCTGTGGTTACATCATTAGCAACTACATAAGTTTGTATAGGAGTTTGATTCTGTCCTCCTATTGCATCAGCTAACTGATTAAACCCTGATCCACTTACAGAAGTTAAATCTGGAGGTGTTGATGCTGCTGCTCCTATTGCAGTTGGTGCTTGAATATCTCCTCCCATACTTGGCACTCCTCCTCCTGCTTGTGATGCTGCACTTTTTGCAGATTTTACTGCTGATTTTATTGCTCCAATTATACCTACTGCTTGAGCAACATACCCTATTATTAAAGGTATGTTAGCAGGAAATGGTACTGCACTTGCTGTTTTAGCTGCACCTGCTGCACTATCTGCTGCTCCCTCTGTTCCTTTTAAAGTAGCTTTTATAACAGTTTGTTTAGCTGAAAATAAAGTTGATTTCATTTCCATTATCATTTCTTTTAAAGCAAGAGCTTGTTTTGCTATAAGAATTGCTTTTCCTAATTTACTTTCTGCACCTGCTATTGCAACTAAATCATTAAAAGTTTTTTCTTTATCTGCTCTTTTCTTTTCTTCAAGTGCTGCTTCTGCATCTGCAATTTCTGTTTTTCTTTCTAGATTTGTTCTTTCTGATTCAGCATTAAATTCATCTAATGCTATTTGAGCATCTACTTTTGCCTGAGTTCCCTCATTTGCTTCATCTATAATTCTTTGTAATCTTGCAGCTTGAAGTTCTTGTTCTTCTAAATCAATTTCCTGCATTCTTTCTAATCTTAAAACATCATCATCTATTTGTTCAGCATTTAATCTCTTTCTTTCAACAGCTAAATTTGTTTCACTTTCTAATTTAGAATTTGTGAGTTCTATTTTTTCTTTGTCTAATGCTAAATCATTTGCTTTAAATTCTGATTCAAATCCTGCTATGGTAGCTTTAACTGCAGCCAATTCATTCTCTGCTTCTATTTGTGCTTTTTTAAACTCAATATTATTTTTGTCTTTTGCAAGTTGAGCATTGGCAGCATCAAGAGAAATCTGAGCATTTTCTAACATTAATTTTTGTTGTTTAGCTAGGTTGTCTCTTAAATCATTATTAGCTTTTATTCTATCCTCAACACTA